TGGGACTCACACTGTTCCCATGGCAGCGCTGGCTCTTCGCCCACGCGCTCGAGATCGTGGGCGACCTCGACGGCGAGTGGCGCCTGCGCTTCCAGACCGTGGTGGTCGAGATCGGGCGCCAGAACGGCAAGACCACCATGGGCAGCGTGCTGGCCCTGTTCTTCCTCTACGTGCTCGGCGTCAGCCTGACCCTGGGCACCGCGCAGGACCTCGAGCAGGCCGAGGACACGTGGGCCATGTGCGTCGACCTCGCGCAGTCCAACCCCGACCTCGCCGCAGAGGTCGAGCACGTCTGGTACACCAACGGCGCCAAGCGCCTGCAACTCACGGACGGGCGGCAGTACCGCGTCAAGGCGTCGACGCGCAGGGCGGGCCGCGGCAAGTCCGCTGGCCTCATCCTGCTGGACGAGCTGCGCGAGCACCGCGACTTCGAGGCATGGGGCGCGCTCACCAAGACCGGCATGGCCCGCTCCAACTCGCTCGTCTGGTGCATGAGCAACGCGGGCGACGGCACCTCCGTGGTGCTGCGTCACCTGCGCATGACCGCGCACGCCGCGCTCGGCGACCCCGACGGCATCGTCAAGGCCCTCGGCGGTCTCGTGGACGTGCCCGACGAGGGCGGCACGGATGACGCCGCGCTCGGCTGGTTCGAGTGGAGCGCCCCGCCCGACGCCGACCCCGCAGACCCCGAGTCGTGGGCCTACGCCAACCCCTCGATGGGGTGGCTCATCGAGGAGCGCAAGCTGCGCGCCGCGCAGGTCACCGACCCCGCCGACGTCTTCCGCACCGAGTGCCTCTGCCAGTGGGTCGAGGCGGTAATCCAGCCGCCGTTCCCAGAGGACAGCTGGCGCGGCGGCACCGACCCGCGCTCGTCCATCCCCATGGGCGCGCCGTTCTCGGTGGGCATCGACGTCTCGGCAGACCGCCAGCACAGCGCCATCGCGGTCTGCGGCCGTCGCGCCGACGGCCTGCTGCACGGCGAGGTCGTGGCCTACGACCACGGCATCGGCTGGGTGGTGGACTGGCTGCGCGAGCGCGTGGGCCGCGACGGCTGGCCGCAGCCCATCCGCGTTGCCATGCAGGGCAGGGGCGCGCCGGCCTCCGCGATCATCGAGCTCGTGGCCGCCATCGACGGCGTCGAGGTGGTCGAGTGCGTCGGCCGCGACCTCGGCGCGTGGTGCGGCCGTCTGTGGGACGCCGTGGCGGCAAGCGCGCCAGACGCCAAGAGCGACGCCACCCGCCTGATGCACATCCCGCAGCCGGTGCTGGACCTCGCCGCCAACGTCGCGACCACCCGCCCGGTGGGAGACGGCGCGTGGGCGTGGGACCGAGCCAAGAGCCGCGAGGACGTCTCGCCGCTCGTGGCCCTCACGATGGCCCACGGGCTGGAGACCAGGGTTCCCGCCAAGGACGAGACCAGGCGCGTGCCGTCAGCCTACGCGACGCGCGGCGTGCGGATGGTCTGACTGATTACCAACCCCGACGAGGGGAGATGAATGAGCCTTTTCGACAGCATCCGCGCCATCTTCAGGCCGCGCGAGGTCGTGAGATGGTCCATGGGGCCGTACGTCTCCGTGGCCGACATGGGCATCGCCGAGCTGTACCGCACGCAGCCCAACCTGCGCGCCGTGGTCAGCTACCTCACGGACAACGCCGCGCAGGTGCCCATCAAGGTGTACGAGCGCGTCAGCGAGACCGACCGCCAGAGGGTCATGGGCTCCCCGGCGGCGCTGCTTCTGGCCCGGCCCAACCCCGACATGACGGCCTATGAGCTGAAGCGCCGAATCTACGGCGACCTCTACCTGTACGACCGCCACGTCTCCATCCTCGCGCCAGACGCCGACTCCGAGAGCGGCTGGCGACTTCAGCCCGTCCCCGCCCGATGGGTGGTGGGCTACGAGGGCAGCAACCCGTTCAGCCCAGAGGCGCTCTACGTGCAGCCCGACAACGGCACGCGCATCGCCCTGCCCGCCGACCGCTTCGTCTACTTCCACGGCTACGCGCCCGATGACGTCGCGACGCAGTGCAGCCCGGTCGAGGCGTTGATGGACGTGCTTCACGAGCAGGTCGAGTCCAACAGCTTCCGACGCCAGATGTGGCGCAACGGCGGTAGGTTCAACGCCTACATCAGGCGCCCCGCCGACGTGGAGGAATGGACCGACGAGGCGTTCGAGCGCTTCCGCCAGACGTGGGACGAGTCGTGGGGCGGCAGGTCCGCCACGCAGGGCGGCAAGATGCCCATCCTCGAGGACGGCATGGAGATACGCACTGTGCCGTTCAGCGCCCACGACGCCGAGTGGTCCGAGGCCAAGCGCCTCGGTCGCGAGGACGTCGCGGCCGTCTATCACGTCAACCCCGCGCTCGTGTGGCCGGGCAGCGGCCAGACGTACGCGAGCGCCAAGGAGAACGCCCGCGCCCTGTACAACGACACCCTCGCACCGACGCTGATGCAGGTCACCGACCGCCTCAACGCGATCGTCCTGCCCCGCATCGGCGAGCCCGCTGGCCACTACCTGGAGTACGACCTCTCCGTCAAGCTGCAGGGCAGCTTCGAGGAGCGCGCCGCCGTCATCCAGTCCGCAGTCGGCGGGCCGTGGATGACCCGCGACGAGGCGCGCGCCATGTTCAACCTGCCCAAGATTGACGGCGCCGACGAGCTCATCGTCCCGCTCAACGTCGTGGAGGGCGGGCTCGCCTCGCCCCGCGACACCGACCCCACCGTGGACCGCTACTCGTTCCCCGCGCCCGCCAAGTCGTGCGGCTGCGCCGAGTGCAAGGGCCACGAGACCCTGCACCACAAGGCGCTCGCCACCGACGAGGAGCAGCGCGAGGTGGCCGACGTTCTGGCCGCTTTCTTCGCAAGGCAGGCCAAGTCGGTCCTGCCCAAGATTGGCGCCGCCAAGGCCAAGGCCGATGGTGACCCCACCTGGTGGGACAGCGAGCGCTGGGATCGCGAGCTGGCCGACGACCTCGAGCCCGTTGTCGTGGCCCAGTCCGAGGCCGCAGCCATGCGCGCAATCGCCGACCTCGGCGCCGACGATGGCCGCTACTCGGTGCGCCGCACGCGAGCCTACCTGCGCTCCATGGTCGAGCGGCGCGCGCAGCAGGTGAACAACGCCACGCTGCGCGAGCTGACCGAGGTGCTGGAGGGCGAGGATGACGAGACCGAGGACGACGCCCGCACCCCGCGCGACGTCTTCGACGTGGCCGAGTCCAGCCGCTCAATCTCGGGTGGCGGCGCGCTCGCCGTGGCCGTGGCAGGGTGGTCGGCGCTGGAGGCCGTGCGCCAGTGCGCACCGCGCCGTGGCGCGACCAAGACGTGGGTGGTCACCTCCGGCAACCCGCGACCGAGCCACGCGGCCATGAACGGCGAGACCGTGCCCTACTCCGAGCCGTTCTCTAACGGCGCGATGTGGCCCGGTGACGCCGACGCGCTCGACGTGGACGAGGTGGCCGGTTGCCAGTGCGCCGTCGACATCGAGCTGCCATAAGGAGGCCACCATGCTGCACATCATCACCGGCGCTCCCTGCTCCGGCAAGTCCACCTACGTGCGAGAGCACGCCAAGGCGGGGGACGTGCGCGTCGACTTCGACGTCATCGCGCAGGCGCTCGGCTCCGACGTCGACCATCAGGCCGAGGGCGCTGTGCGCGAGTGCGCGTTCAAGGCACGCAGCGCCGCCATCAACTACCTCATCGAGCACGCCGACGAGTGCGAGGGATGGATTATCCACAGCGACCCCGCCGACTGGCAGCGCGAGGCATACGAGAAGGTCGGTGCCGAGTTCATCGACCTCGACGTCGACATGCAGACCTGCCTAGACCGTGCCGTCGAGGACGAGCGGCCCGAGGGCGAGGCCGACGCAATCCGCGACTGGTTCGCACGACACGAGAAGGGGGCAAGCATGCCCATGACAAAGCGCATCGATGCCAAGGCAACCGTCGATAGCAACGGCCAAATCACTGGCTACGCTGCCACGTTCACCCGTGAGCCCGACTGGGTCAACGACGTGATTGCCAAGGGTGCTTTCGCCGACTGGCTGAACCACGTCCATGAGGACGGCGTGACCGTCCCGCTGCTCTACAACCACGATCAAAGTCTGGACAGCTTCATCGGTCGCGTGACTGACATCCGCGAGGATGACCACGGCCTGCTGTTCACCGCCGAGTTTGACGGCACCGAGAAGGCGCAGCGCGCCCGCGAGCTGGCCATGGACGGCAGGCTCGCCAAATTCTCGTTCGCCTACATGATTCTTGACCAAGGCACCGTGACCCTTCCCGATGGCCGCAAGGCGAACGAGCTGCGCAAGCTGGACGTGGACGAGGTGTCGCTCGTCCTCTCGCCGTGCAACCCTGACACGTCCGTTGTGGACGTCAAGAGCGGCCAGCCCGAGGTCAAGTCGGGCCGCCGCAACTCCAAGGCAGACGAGGACGAGCTGCGCCGCGTGCTCGACCTCGCCAACACCATCGCAGCCACCGTCCAGTCGCTCATCGGCGACGAGCAGGACGAGCCCGACCAGCCCGAGGACAAGCCCGAGGAGCCCGAAGGGGCCAAGGGCGAGGATTCGACGGCCAAGGCAGCGCTCGCGGCGCTCAGGGACGAGGCCATACGTCTACTCGACACCAAGTGAAGGAGGTAGGCACCATGCCCACCATCAACGAGCGA